CTAGCTTTGATACCGCTGGTGCTGACATCTTCAAGTCAGAGTGGTTCAAGAAGTCTGAAGAACCGCAGTATGGCTCCTATGTCATCGCTGTGGACTTAGCAGGCTTTGAGGATGTTGCTAAGAACGCTGGTGCTGCTAAGAAAAGACTAGACGAATCTGCTATTGCTGTTGTTAAGGTAACTGACAACGGTGATTGGTGGGTGAAAAAGATTATTCATGGTCGATGGGACATCCGAGAGACTGCTGCAAAGATTCTGATGGCTGTCAGAGACTTTGAGCCTTTGTCTGTCGGTATCGAGCGTGGTGCGCTGAAGAACGCAGTGCTGCCATACCTCAACGATCTGATGCGTAAAAACAACATCTACGCACACATTACGGACCTAACGCACGGAAACAAGAAAAAGAATGATCGTGTGATTTGGTCTTTACAAGGTCGTATGGAGCATGGTCGTATCACCTTCAACGAGGATGAGGACTGGGATGAGTTCTATGACCAGTTGATCATGTTCCCAACACAAGGAGTGCACGATGACTTGGTTGATGCTTTGTCTTATGTCGATCAGCTTGCTGTCGTTAATTATCAGCAAGACTACGAAGAAGATGAATACCAAACACTTGACATTATATCGGGGTACTAAATGAAACAAGGACTGTACGCAAACATTAACGCTAAGCGAAAGCGCATCGAAGCTGGCTCCGGTGAAAAGATGCGAAAGCCTGGAACCAAGGGTGCTCCATCTGCTAAAGACTTTAAGGATGCAGCCAAGACTGCTAAGAAGGTAAAGAAAAGTGGCTACTGATTCTAAACTTACTCGTGCAGGTGTCGCAGGCTACAACAAGCCTAAGCGCACTCCTAATCATCCTACTAAGAGTCATATTGTCGTTGCCAAAGAGGGCGATCAAGTCAAGACTATTCGATTTGGACAACAAGGCGTATCTGGTTCTCCTGAAGGTTCTGCTCGTAACGAAGCATTCAAGGCTCGACATGCTAAGAACATTGCTAAGGGCAAGATGTCTGCTGCGTACTGGGCTAACAAGGTGAAATGGTAATGAAGTGTCCTATTGCAACTCAAGACATCCATGTCAATCTTAAAAACCGTGACCATGCTTTCAAAGAGTATGGATATGGCCCTGCTAATCCTGAATTACCTAACGAAGCCTTTTGGAACGATAAAGCAAACGAGTGGCAAACCGAAGTAAGGCAAGCCAAGTCCATGCGCTGCGGTAACTGCGCTGCTTTCATTCAGACTCCCGAGATGCTTGCTTGTATCAAGTATGGAATTGATAAAGAAGAAGGTTATGCAGAAGATGTAATGAAAGCTGCCAATCTGGGATACTGCGAACTGTTTGACTTCAAGTGTGCTGCTGATCGTACTTGCAGTGCTTGGCTTGTCGGAGGGCCGATTACTTCTTCTAAAGTAGAAGTTGATGACGATGCCTTAGACGATTCTATCGAGGAAATGTAATGGAAGAATACCACAATACTGAGATGGATGAGCCTTCCGAGAACGACAAGGAACTTGTCTCTTGGATTTCTGATCACATCACTCGCTGGCGGGATCATCGTGATGCTAACTACATGGATAAGTGGTTAGAGTATGAGCGTATCTTTCGTGGGATTTGGGATTCAAATGATCGACAGCGCGATTCGGAACGCTCTCGCATCATCTCTCCAGCCACCCAACAAGCCGTAGAGACTCGCCATGCTGAAATCATGGAAGCTATCTTCGGCAATGGTGAATTCTTTGACATTGACGATGACATCCGTGATGTAGACGGTAATCCGATGGACATTGAAGCCCTCCGACTACAGTTGATGGAGGATTTCAAGAAGGACAAGATCAAGAAATCTGTTGATCAGATCGAACTGATGGCAGAAATCTATGGCACCGGCATCGGTGAAATCGTTGTTAAGAGTGAAACTGAGTATGTTCCGGCTACTCAGCCCATTCCTGGTGTGGCTCAAGCTGCTGCAATCGGTGTCAATGAGACTGAACGAGTTGCAGTTAAGCTAAAACCAGTCAATCCTAAGAACTTCTTG